GAGAAATAGTTAATATCACACATAGTTCATTAGGATTTTCTGCTAAACCTTTTAGAGTTATTGGAATTACTTTTAATCAAGATTTAACTGTTGGTTTATCTTTAGTGGAATACCAAGCTACACACTACACATGGTCTTCAAAACAACAAGCAACAGCAGTTCCAACAACTAATTTACCTAATCCATTTACAATTCAGCCACCAGCAAGTGTTACATTAGATGATACTTTAATTGAATATAATGATGGTACAGTTATTGTAGCTTTAGATGTTAATATTGGTGCGAGTACAGATAAATTTATAGATTATTACCAAGTCGAATATAAATTAAGTACAGATTCTAATTTTATTATTTATGCACAAGGCTCAGGATTAAATCACAGAGTATTAAATGTAATTGACCAACAACAGTATGACGTTAGGGTAAAATCGGTAAATACTCTGGGAGTTTCTTCCACTTATGTATCAGCATCAAGAACCATTATAGGTGCGATTGAACCACCATCAGATATAGAAGATTTTTCTTGTAATATTGTAGGTCAAGAGGCTCATTTATCATGGTCGCAAATACCTGATTTAGATTTAGCTTATTATCAACTTAGATTTAGTGAAGCAACAAATGGAACAGCAGATTGGCAAAACTCAGTTGCATTAGTAGAAAAAATATCTCGTCCAGCAACTTCAATTTCTGTACCAGCTAGACAAGGTACTTATCTAATTAAAGCAGTAGATAAACTTGGAAACTTTAGTTCTAATGCAACAGCTATTGTTTCTAATGTTACAAGTGTTCAAAACTTTAATTCTATTGCTACACAATCAGAACACCCTGATTTTTTAGGAACAAATACAAATACAGTTATTGCAGATAATACAATTAGATTAGATTCATCAGAATTGTTTGATTCAGCTTCTGGCTTATTTGATGATGAAACAACTAGATTTTTTGATTCTGGTGTTGCTAATGCTGACTTTTATGCAAGTGGTAATTATCTATTTGCAGATGTAATTGATATTGGTGCAAAACATACTGCAAGAATAACAGCATCATTAACACAAACAGCAGATAATCCTGATGACTTGTTTGATAATAGAAGTGGATTATTCGATTCTGCTTCCTCTAACTTTGATGGAGATGTTGGTTCTAACTGTAATGCTCATATTGAGATTGCAACTTCTGACGATAATATTACTTATACTGCGTTCCAAAATTTTGTAATAGGGAACTATACTGCGAGATATTTTAAATTTAGAGTAGTTTTAATCTCAAGAGATTTATCATCAACTCCAGTAGTTTCACAAGTAACAGTTTCTATAGATATGGAAGATAGAATATTTAGTGGAAATGATATAACTTCTGGTGCTGGAACTTACACAGTAACATTTACAAACCCATACAAATCTGTTAATTATGCTGTTGGAATAACTGGCGAAAATATGGCAACAGGAGATTATTTCACAGTTGCTAATAAAACAATTAACGGATTTGATGTTTCATTTTTCAACAGTTCAGATACAGCAGTATCAAGAACTTTTGATTATATTGCAAAAGGCTTTTAAAAGGAGTATAAGAAAATATGGCACAATTAAGATATATTTCAGGCTATGAGGGTCAATATTCAGCATCAGAAGATGGTAAAATTTTTTCACATAAAAGAAATAGATTTTTAAATCCATCAAATTTAAAAGGGTATGAGAGAGTAAAATTAAGAGATTCTAAAAATAATCAAGAAAGAAAAGAAAAATTAGTACATAGATTAATTGCTGAAACTTTTATTCCTAATCCTGAAAATAAATTAGAAGTTAATCATAAAAATAGTATAAGAAATGATAATAGAATTGAAAATTTAGAATGGGCAACAAGATCAGAAAATAATCAACACGCATGGTCTTATGGAAATAAAATATATGTTAAACCAAATAAAAAGGATTTAAAAAAATGAGCCAACATGACATGAATATTGCTAACCAATCTTTTCCTAGTTTCAGGACAGATTTAAACAATGCACTTTCAGCTATTAATTCAATGCAATCAGGAACATCACGACCAAGTGGTGCAGTTGCTGGTACAATGTGGTTAGATACAACAAATGCAACAAATCCTGTAATTAAATTTTTTGATGGAACAGATGATATTACTTTTGCAACTGTTGATTATTCAGCTAACACAATAGATTTTTCAGATTCATCAATTACGACTCCAGTTACAGTTACAGGAAGTGCCTCTGCTGGTGCAGAAATAAGATTACCAGAAGATACAGATAATGGCTCAAATTATGTAGCATTAAAAGCACCTGACTCTATTGCTTCTGATTTAACTTTAACTTTACCAAATACAGATGGAACAACAGGACAAGCATTAACTACAGATGGTTCTGGGAATTTAACTTTTGGAGATGTGGCATCAGATTTAACAGCAGTAGATTCAAACATAGTTCCTGACACAACAGATACTTATGATTTAGGTTCATCAACTAAAGTTTGGGCTAACATCTATACTGGAGACTTAAATTTATCTAACGAAGCAAAAGAACAAGGTAATTCTATTGATGGAACAAAAGGTTCATGGACTATTCAAGAGGGTGCTGACGATCTATTTATTGTTAATAACAAATCAGGCAAAAAATATAAGTTCAAACTAGAGGAGATTTAACATGGCTTTTATCTCCAATGGCACTACAATTTTAGATAATGGTGCATTTAGTGTTGGTTTAGGTAATAAGATTTTAATATCAGAACAAACTGCATCTAGTTCAGCTTCAATATCATTTACAAGTGGAATAGATAGCACCTATCCAATTTATAAGTTTGAGTTTGTTAATTTACATTTAAGTTCTGAAAGTAAAGTTGGTTTTCAAGCAAGTACAAATGGTGGTTCATCTTATGGTATAACTTTAACTTCTACTTTTTTTTATTCTATTCATTCTGAAAATGATACTTATGCTAGTCTTGGATATGAAGGTGGTTCTGATTTAGCACAAAGTACATCAGACCAAATAATACACCCATCTACAGATGGTATTGATAATGATGAAAATAGTTGTGGAGAAATGTATTTATTCAATCCCTCATCAACCACATTTGTAAAACACTTTATGGGTAAATCGAATCAAAATGGTAGTGGTGGTAATAATGATTTTCATAATAATTATTTTGCTGGATATTTTAATTCGACATCTGCATTAAATGCTATAATTTTTAGACCAGCAAGTGGCAACATAGATTCTGGCACAATAAAACTATATGGAATAAAGGACAGTTAAAATGGCAGTAGTATCAGGTGGAACAACATTAATAGACAATGGTGCTTTAGATGCTGGAGTATCAACAGGAAGTTTAATATTACTTTCAACTCAAACAGCAAGTGCAAGTGCATCTTTAGAATTTAGCATGGATTCTACTTATGATTCTTATGTGTTTAAATATATTAATATGCACCCAGCTACTGATGCTGCTTATTTAGAGTTTCAAGGATCAACAAATAATGGAAGTTCTTATGGAGTTACAATAACTTCAACTTTTTTTGAAGCATATCATAATGAAGCAGATACTGCTACAACATTGAGTTATGCTGGTTATGGAGATTTAGCACAATCAACTTCTTTCCAAACTATAATTGCTGGAATAGGTAATGATGCAGATCAAAGTTGTGTTGGAACATTACAAATTTTTAATCCCTCATCAAACACATTTGTTAAACATTTCTTAGCAAGAGGTTCTAGATATTCACATGATGATTATGCAAGTGAACAAAATTTAAGTGGTTATTTTAATACAACTTCGCCAATCACAAATTTAAAATTCCAATTTAGTTCTGGCAACATAGATGATGGCATAATCAAAATGTATGGAGTAAAATAATGGGACTAATATCTAACGGCACAACAATATTTGACAATGGAACAGTAAATGCTGGTGGAAGTTTAAACTTTATCTCAAAAGCTACTGCTAGTTCTAGTGCTAGTATAGAGTTCACATCTGGTATTGATAGTACTTATAAGGAATATGTTTTTTATTTTCATTCAATCCACCCTCAAAATGATGATGCTAGTTTATCAGTAACATTTTCAACAGATGGTGGTTCAACTTATGGATTAACTAAAACATCTACATATTTTAGAGCATATCATAATGAATCTGATACAGATACAGCTTTAGCTTATTTAGGAAGTAAAGATTTAGCACAATCAACAGCTATACAACAACTTGCTCAAGGAATTGGAAATGATAATGACCAATGTACTGCTGGATATTTACATATATTCAATCCAAGTTCCACAACTTTTATTAAACACTATATTTCAAGATTTAATACTTATGAAGGTGCTAATTATTCAATGGATCAATATTGTGCTGGGTATATAAATGATACAACAGCAGTAAATTCAATAAAATTTCAAATGTCTAGTGGAAACATAGATGCTGGAGAAATATTGCTTTTCGGAGTTAATTAATATAAAAGGAGATTATTATGACAACACCACATAAATTAGTAGACGGAGTTCAAATCCCTTTAACGCAAGAAGAAATCGCACAAAGACAAGCTGAAGAAACTGCTTGGAACAATGGTGCATTTGATCGTGCTATGGCAGATTTAAGAAGTAAAAGAGATAGACTTCTTTCTTCATGCGATTGGGTTATGATGTCAGATTCTCCAATAGCTGATAAAACTAATTGGGAAACTTATAGACAAGCACTAAGAGATATTACAGAAAATTTAACAACAGTAGAACAAGTACAAGCAGTAGAATTTCCAACTAAACCATAAGAGGTTTAATGCAACTATCTAAACATTTTACTTTAGAAGAATTTGAGAAATCACAAACAGCTACAAGAAAAGGTATCAAAAACAAAGCTGGTGCTGGAGAGATTAAAAATCTTGGCGATCTTTGTTATGAAGTATTAGAGCCTGTTAGAGCAAAGTTTGAAAAACCAATCACAATCACATCTGGTTATCGTAGCCCAGAACTATCAGAGGCAATAGGCTCAAAAGCAACATCACAACATTGTTTAGGGGAGGCTTGTGATATGGAAGTCTTAGGAGTTTCTAATTTAGAAGTAGCTTTATGGATTCAAAATAATGTAGATTTTGACCAACTAATTTTAGAGTACTACACAGGAGAACAAAATAGTGGTTGGATTCATGTTTCATACAAAGATGGAAGTAACAGAAAACAGGTTTTGACATTTGATGGCAAGAAATATACAAACGGATTACCTGATGCAAAGTGGTCGGGTGGAAAAATAACTAACTAATAGGAGTCTATTATGCCAATGGGAAAAGGAACTTATGGGTCTAAAAGAGGAAGACCAGTTAAAAAGAAATCTAAAATGATGAGTAAAAAGAAAAAGAAAAAATAATGAACAAGAAGCCTATATTTGCCAAACCTAGACCAAAGAAATTAGGGAAACCAAAATCTTTTAATAAGAAGTCTAAAGCATATAAATCAGCTAAAAGACAAGCTGATAAAAAGTTTGGCAAAAAGGTTTCTCTATATAAAAACATCTTCATCTCACAAGCTATTAAGAAATACAAACCTAGAAAAAAATGAGCCTATACGATACTTATATTGAACAAGCTAAACTTGTTCATCAAAACGATAAGAAATGGCGAGGTGTAACTGTTATTAAATACATTCCAATTATTAATGAAATAATAAAATCTAAACAGATTAGAACGATTCTAGACTACGGATGTGGTAAAGCACAAAACCACCCTAAACATTGGAACGCATCTAAATATGACCCAGCAGTACCAGAATTTAGTACAAAGCCTGATACTAGATTTGATTTAGTTATTTCAACAGATGTATTAGAACATATCCCAGAAGATCATGTTGATG